TTTACATTAGTGCACAGCAACATCTTAAGGAGTTGTACGTCGCGGCAAATGATAAGAAGTTTGAGGAAGCGTTGCTGATCGTCAATGAGTTGGTCGCAGATGTTCGGCAGCTTCAGATCGCACTGCTCAGTCACGTAGACTCTGGGATATAACATGGCTGCTTGGTCTTATTCCTCCCTCTCACTGTTCCAACAGTGTCCTAAGAAGTACTATCACCTGCGGGTGGCGAAGGATTTCAGGGAGCCTGAGACCGAGCACCTAACGTACGGCAAGCTCGTACACGAGGCAGCAGAGTTCTACATCAAGAACGATGTGCCTATTCCCCCGCAGTTCAGATTCATGCAAGAGCCGCTAGACGCGCTCAAGCAGATCGGTGGAGAGTACCTGTGCGAATACCGCATGGGGCTGACTAAAGATCTTAAGGCATGTGACTTCTTCGCACCCGACGTATGGTGGCGTGGTGTGGCTGATCTTGTGATTATTAAAGATGACAAGGCATTTCTGGTGGACTACAAGACGGGTAAGTCTTCCAAGTATGCAGACACCAAGCAGCTAGAGATTCTGGCACTTGCCTTGTTCGTGCACTTCCCGCAGATCAAACGCATCAAGGCGGGGCTGTTGTTTGTTGTTGCAAACGATTTTGTAAAGGTGGACTACGACACTAGCGCACCGCAGCTTCACTGGGTAAAATGGATGCGAGACACGGCACAGTTGGAAGCGGCGTATGAAAACGATGTGTGGAACGCACGTCCTAACTTCTCCTGTAAACAATACTGCGCTGTGACAAGCTGCCCCCATAATGGACGACATAATTGAGCGGTATATGCACCAAGCAATGGTGCTGCTTGAGTCGAAAACGCCTGGGAAAAGCGTGACGGTGTATAGCTACATAGCGCCCAAGATGTACATGGTTAGGGATTGGGTTGCTGAGGATCATCCTGGGGTTAAGATCGTTAAGATCTTTAGCGTTGGGACGAAGAAGTACGAAATCGAACGGGAGAAATACTATGCCCTATACAAAAAGTCCTCGTCCGTACAAGCACGAGTACCAGATGCAACTGAAGCGTGGTGAGCATGAGAACCGTATGGAGCGGCAACGTGCCCGTCGTGCAGTAGATAAGAACGGTAAAGACAATAACGGTAATGGCAAAGCCGATACCCGCGAAGGTAAAGACATTGCACACAAGCGTGCCCTCAGTAAAGGGGGTAGCAATAAAGATGGTTATAGCGTAACATCAGCTTCAACAAATAGATCGTTCAAACGTAGTTCATCGGGCAAGTTGGTTTCAGAAACTAGCAAGCGCGAACGCAAGAAGTAAGCAGTACCGTAGTACAAGTTTTTGGGTGGGCCGGAGTGAAAATTCACTTTCGGCCTGTTGGTGTCATGGAGAGTGAAAATGAAAGAGAAGATAAGTGAAGAAGAGTTTGCTGCTTTGGTGAAGATTGAAGGTAGATATTTAGAAGTATTTCAAGAAGAACGTAAACGGTTAATTTCAGCAGGTAAAGATATCAAAACGGAGCCAACGTGGTTATGTGATTTTGGATGGACCGCATGGATTACTAACGGTCCGACAGTCTTTAAATCAAGTAAGTTTATGAAGACCCGCAAAGGGGCGGTTAGCAACCTATATAGAAAATATTATGCAAATAGTCGCTAACAAAGCCCTGCTCCTGAGAGTCAGGCAACCAAACCGGATCACAACGGTCATACCAAAGAGCAAGATCTTAGACAGTGGGGAGGTGCTAGTTAAGTGGGGGCTGGAGGAAGCACAAGTCCTCAAGAACCTGCGAATCAAAAACGTCCCGTCCCCCATCACTGCACAGTACGATTGGCCTGGACTACACAAACCGTTTGTACATCAACGCACAACGGCAGAGTTCTTAACGTTGCACCGACGAGGCTTTTGCTTTAATGAGCAAGGCACCGGCAAGACTGGCAGTGTTATCTGGGCAGCGGACTACCTGATGAATATCGGCATGATCCGTAGAGTTCTTGTGCTGTGCCCACTGTCCATCATGCAGTCAGCATGGGTGAATGATCTGTTTAAATTTGCTATGCACCGCACAGTGACGGTAGCCCACAGCTACGACAGGAAGAAACGCATCGAGGTAGTTAACTCTGACTCTGACTTTGTGATCTGTAACTTCGATGGTCTAGAAATTATAAAAGATGCAGTTAACCAAAACGACTTCGATCTGATCGTGGTTGATGAGTGTTTTGTTGCCGGTACTTTGGTAGGCACCCCTCTTGGAAGACGCCCTATCGAACAGCTTGAGGCGGGGGATAAAGTATTGACTTCTGATGGAGTAATGCGTATAAAAAGACTTGTACGTAACACTACCAAACAATTAGTCGAGGTCAAACTTGGAAACGGAAAAACAATACGCTGCACTCCAGAACACCCTTTCTTTACGGATGTCGGATGGGTCTGTGCCAAAAATCTTACGGGCAGACGGCTTATATCTGGTGTTGAGTTGTCCTGTGTGCGAGCAGGAATATCGACAGATACGGTCTCGGTTCGTATGGGGTATGAAAAACAACCTACCAACTGGATTGACCTGCTCAAAATCCTGCGCTCGGAAGAGGTGGCACTTAGCGAATCCCAACAAGAGCGTGTTTTACAACATGCCGCCAGAGCAACGGGGGAGACCATCAGGACCGAAGACCGCAGCACATCGAGCGAAGTTATCGGAGGTGGCGAAAATCAAGGGACACAAACCGCCAATACGGAAGGGCAATGGTACGGGAATGACATCAACAGAGTTGTTGATTTCCGAGGTTTTACCTGCGGGGTGGGTATGGAACTTCCCAGTAGTGTTGGGGAAGAGGCAGCAAGGTTTTCCTACGAACTACAAGCTCGATTTTGCTTGGCCTCATCGCAAGATAGGGTTGGAGGTGGATGGAAACAGTCACACAGCGGCGATACGACAAATGCAAGACCAGAAGAAAGAAACGAAGTTAATGACGCTTGGGTGGAAAGTGTTTCGTATATCGAATGCCCAAGCGGTGAAACTGTCTACAACATCGAAGTTGAAGGAACACCTAACTATTTTATTGGGGATCATTGGTTAGTACATAACTGCAACGCATATAAAACAGTGAGTACAAAAAGATGGAAGGCACTTCAATCAATCATCAAAGCAGATACATGGATCTGGATGTTAACGGGCACACCCGCAGCACAGGCACCAACAGACGCATACGGATTAGCAAGGATCATCAATCCTTCTGGCGTACCACGCTTCTTTGGTTCGTTCAAAGACCAAGTGATGCAAAAGATAACGAACTTCAAGTGGGTGCCCAAGCCCCGCGCAGAGGACATCGTGCATCAAGTGCTACAGCCCGCTATCAGGTTTACTAAAGAGCAGTGCTTAGATTTACCGGACATGACCTATGTGACTCGGGACGTGCCGTTAACCAAACAGCAGATGCAGTACTACGAGCATATCCGCAAGCACATGACAACGATAGCAGCGGGTGAAGAGATCACAACAGTCAACGCCGCAGCCAACCTGAACAAACTTCTGCAATTATCTTGTGGTGCGGTGTATTCAGACAGTGGTGAGGTAGTGTCGTTCGATGCGTCTAATCGTATTGAAGCGTTGAAAGAAGTGATCGACGAGGCAAGTCACAAGGTGATTGTTTTTGTACCGTATCGACATGCTATACAACTTGTTAATGAAGAGCTTACCAAGTCGGGCTACTCTTGCGAGATTGTGAACGGTGAGGTTAGTGTTAACAAACGCACTGATATCTTTAATCGATTCCAAACGCAGCCTGACCCCAAGGTGCTTATCATCCAACCACAAGCAGCGTCACACGGTGTCACGCTCCATGCAGCAAACGTCGTTATCTATTGGTCTCCAGTGATGTCTGTAGAAACTTATTTACAGGCGAATGCACGAGTGCATCGAGCGGGCCAACGCAACCCATGCACGGTGGTGCACCTTCAAGGCTCGCCGGTAGAGAGAAAGATGTATGCCATGCTCCAATCCAAAGTGGACATCCACACGAGATTGGTTGACCTTTACGACAACATCATGAAGGAGAGTTGACATCCATAAAGTTTATTGGTAATATTTAGTTGTAATAACTAGGAGAGTGAAAATGGATATGAAAGCTGATAAGCTTGTCAAGACGTACATCAAGATACGCGACAAACGCAAAGAGATTGCAGAGCAGTACGAGAAGGAGGATGCAGAACTAAAAGAAAGTCTAGAGCTTATCGAGAGCGAACTGCTTGAGGTATGCAAACACATGGGTGCTGATGGTTTCAAAACCGAGTATGGTACGGTTTCTCGCAAGGTTGCCAAACGATACTGGACAAGCGACTGGCACTCGTTCCACAACTTCATCAAAGAGCACAGTGCTTTAGAACTGTTGGAAAAGCGTATTGCCCAAACCAACATGTCCGTGTTCCTTGAAGAAAACCCTGACCTGCTTCCCCCTGGTCTTAACATCGACAGCAAGTACGCTGTCACTATTCGGAGAAAATGATGAGTGAATTAACTGTTTTAAGTAGCAACCTTCCCGCGCACCTTGCACAGTTGGGAGGGTTAGACGATGTAACCCGTGCGCTTATGGGTAGCGGTGGTAGTGTGCCGCGCATCTCCATCGAAGGTGGTGTGTTCCGCATGATGCTCAACGGCAAAGAAGTTGCCAAGAACGAAGATCGTGCGATGAACGTAGTCATCGTAAATGCTGCGCCCAAAGTATCTCGTATCTTTTATATGGGTACATACAAGAAGGGTGTTGTGACTCGTCCTACTTGTTGGTCTCCTGATGGTGAAACACCTGACCCATCTGTGAAGGAACCGCAGAATAAAACCTGCAAAGGTTGCCCACAAGATATTAAAGGCTCTGGCGCTGGTGATTCACGTGCTTGCCGTTTCCAACAACGTCTTGCTGTGGTGCTTGGGCATGATCTTGATGGTGAGGTCTATCAGCTTACGCTGCCTAGCATGTCTATCTTTGGTGAAGGTGAACCTGGGAAGTGGCCCCTGCAAACCTATGCTCGTTTGATTGGCACCAAGGGTATTCCTATCTCTGCCGTGGTTACTGAGATGCGTTTCGATACAAGCAGCCAATCGCCCAAGCTGACGTTCAAGCCTGTGCGTTATTTGGAGACCAACGAGTTCACGACGGTCGTCGAGAAGGGTAAGTCCGAAACCGCCCAGAAAGCGATTACCATGACGGTTGCACAGGTGGATGGTGTACCAGAAGACGCTGCACTCGATATCCCCGGTGCACCCCCACAAGCCGCAGCAGTTACCCCTGCTACAGCCGAAGTGGAAGCAACCGCTGAGCCTACCAAACGCAGCGTGAAGAAAGAAGAGCCTGCACCCAAGAAAGATCTCAGCAAAGTTCTTGAAGAGTGGGATGACTGATACGGATACTTAAAAGTTTGAGGAGGCTAGGGGGCACCCGAAAAGGGTAGTCCGCCGTCCTATCCCTGCCTACCTTAATTTACGACGGCGCATTGGAACGACGGCATGTTTTCAAGGAATGACTTCCTAGCGGCAGTGCTCCCCCCAACGGGGCCATACTGTGCGGTGGGATTACACAGCGACAGATCACCAAAACAAATATTCGTCGATACCATTGAGGAGTTGTCAGACCAAGCAGATGTGCTGGTTCATGATGGTTACGACGCATACTTCGCAACAGCTTCATACAACAATGCCAAGGAGGGGCGCAAAGGTACAAACGTTAAAGAGCTTGGATCACTGTATCTAGACATCGATTGTGGTGCAGGTAAAAAGTACGAAGATCAAAACGAAGGACTCACGGCACTCAAAGCGTTTGTAAAGCAAGCAAAACTTCCTAAGCCTACAGCAGTCATTAACTCAGGACGTGGACTGCACGTGTACTGGGTGGCTGACAGACCGCTGAGCGCAGCAACATGGAAGCCCAAAGCAGAAGGACTCAAGGCACTGTGCAATACGCACGGGCTTTTCGCAGACCCCGCAGTAACAGCAGATACAGCACGTATCCTGCGAATCCCAGAAACACTGAACTTTAAAAACCCAAGTAGCCCACAAGCCGTGACTGTGCTGATGTGGGGTAAACGTATTAACTTTGATGACTTTGAAGATCAACTAGCTACGGTTGAGTCAATCCTTGACATCCCTGGAGAAAAGCCCTTCGTGCGCCAGATGGACGCAACGACGATGGCACTCATGGGGAACTATCAGTCTAAGTTCAAGAACATATTAATAAAGTCTCTCAATGGTGAAGGGTGCGCTCAGATCGCATACGCCTACGAGAATCAAGAAACCCTAGCAGAACCTTTATGGCGTGGTGCGTTGTCCGTAGCGTTACGGTGCGTCGATGGTGAAAAGGCTATCCAGCTACTGTCCAAAAAACACCCAGAGTACAACCCACAACGCACTAAGGATAAAGCTGCTAAAACCAAAGGACCGTACACCTGTGATTGGTATCGTAAAGAAAACCCAACGCTATGCGCGGATTGTCCGCAGAAAGTTTCATCGCCTATTCTTCTTGATCGGGAAGTTGTAGCAGCATCTGAAGAAGAGCGTGTTGTCGTATCTGTAGAACCTATAACAAAAGAAGAAAAGACTTATCAGATCCCACAGTATCCGTTCCCATTTTTTAGAGGGCGTGTCGG